AGTCGTTCGTGTAGCCGAAGTCACCGTCGTGCTTCGCCATCCACGCCACGATGGCCGCCCTGACGACCTGTGCGTGACTCAATGCTATTCAGTCTCCTTTCGATCAATTCCAGCTTTTTCTCAAGCAACATGAGACGCTCAAGTATTCCCGGGCGCCTATTCGCGCCCGGACGCTCCTCCTCACCCATCAAATCGTCGATGAAATGGAGGAAACGACGGGCCTTCGGGGTGAGCGCGGCAACCAGCGGAAGCACTACCGCCAGTGCCGTCCCGAAGCCCGTCAACACGGATTCAGTCATCACAACCCCTTATACACTTCCTTGACGAACAGGTTCCGCGTCGTCAGCTTGTCAAACCGGACACGCCCCGACGCATAGGCGGCCCGTATATTCTTCAAATACGAGTCACGCGGCGTGAGCAGTCTCGTCACCTCATCCACATTCGACGGCGCCAGCGTGAACCGGTTGGGGCTGCGTGGCAGCCCCTCCGTCACATACCACACCGCTAGGTCTCGCCCCAGCCACAGCGACAGCGGCCTGGACCCGCCGACGATCGACAGCGAATACATCGCCGACGGCGGCTTCGCCTCCACCATCTCCAAGCCCTCATCCCTGAACGTCGAATCGATCATGTACCGGGAATTCTCGTCATCTTGGCGCCGCAGAAACGCCCCGAAGCGGGTCTTCGACACTTGCTGTGCGAACTCCTCCGAGCGGTCAGTGTGCACCGCCCAGAAACGGTCCGCGCCCTGTTCCACTGTGAACTCGTCTAACGGCACGATCCCATACTTGACATAGTATGGGTTCGTCAGAGAGAAGGCGTTCGCCAGGAAATACACCTGTACGCGGTCATCCCAGCGGTCCACCGTCGAATACAGGCCTTCGAAGATCGACGCCTCGTCTGGCAGGTAGTGGGTGGCGCCCTTCTCAAGGATGAACTCATCGAAGATGATGTGCTTCACCTTCTTGAGGGATACCGATTTGAGCATCTGCGCTGCCGACAGATACACGACCTGCCCGATGGGCTGTGCGCCCTTGCCGGACCCTGTATAGGCGATCTTGCCCTTCACCGACAGTTCGACGCCCGGGAACTCCCAGCGGATGTCGTCGAAGAACGTCTTGAACGTCGCCGCCTCACCCTTGAACCGCCGCAGATAGATGAACTCATCGCCGTGCTCTATCGCCTTCTTGACCACCCGTTTCTTGAACGCATACGTCTTGCCCCTGCCGCGGGCGCCCGTCACGAACGCCCACGGCGTGTTATAAGAGAGTATCCGCGACGGGTCGTAGTATGTGAGCTTCTTATCAGTCGTTGATGTAGCGTTTAACACACCAGCCGATCCCCCTCGTGTCGCGGATGAACTTGCTCAGACTGTTCTTGTGCGGCCCCGGCACCGTCCCGTTCAGCCCACCGCCGTGCCCCCACGTCAAGTCCCCGCCGGCGTACATCTCCACATGATCCACGCCGGCACGCCCGGAACCCCAGTCGTAGAACACCAAATCCCCCGGTTTCATCAACGATAGTTGCTGTGCGCTAATGGACCTCGACGTGTTCCAGTTGATGACGAACACGCCGTGGCCGTTAGCCGACTGTGCGACAGTGTTGCCGCCGATGTCGATCCCGCACACGTCCAGGTAGGCACGGCGGCACGTTGAACTGCAGTCGCCGACGCCCGACCTGTCCGGGTCGAGGCGCCCGGCCCCGTTGCTATAGCGGAACTTGTTCTCGCGGCTCGCCATCCAGTAGACGAGTTTCTGGCGGGTCTCCGACGTGCCCGGCGCCAGAGAACCTCCGCCTCCGCCTGTGCCGGGGGCGCCGTTCTGCCCGCCCGGAGCGCTGTTGGTCGGCGGCGGAGTCCCCGCCCCGCCCGGCCCTGCCATGTACTGGCCCCATCCGGTAGGGGCGCACACCACCTGTTTGCCATCGGCCATGTGGGCGACCATCGTGTCGCCCCATCTCTCCACACGGGACAGCACGCCGGCGCTGCTGCCTTGCTGCTGTGGGGCGTTCACGTCCCCCCCGGGGTTGCCCCCCGATCCGTCCCCGCCCGTCGGCGACGACGGCCCTGCGCCAGGCGGACCAGGCAGGTCCACGCCCGAACTGTCCATCGCTTTGATGATGCCGTAGGCGGTGTTGTACCGGTTCCTGTAGCGGCCGAGCACCGGCTCGGACAGAAGCGCCTGGTGCCACCTGTCCAAGGAAGCGCCGCCGATCTGGTTGGCGATCCTCAGCGCCCTCTTAGGGGACTGGTGGTAGGCGACGAAGAACATGATCATCGATTGGGTGGCGCCGTCCGGGTCGATCCCGCACTTGCGCGCCACCTGCACGTAGGCCTCAAGGTCCTCAGACATCTGCGCCTGCTGTATTTTGTAGGCGGCACGCAACACGGGTTTAACCTGGCCGTCCCAGTAGTTCGGCAAATAGTAGGTGGACCAGTTGATTGCGTTTGCGTTCACCAAAGACTGCAACTCACCAGGCAGCTTCGCGAACTCACCCGGCAGCTCCCTCTTGATTCGGGCCAAGAGTCCGTAGGCTCTCGGCCCGAACCACTGCCCTATCCCAATCGTTATCGGGTCGGTGTGGTAGATACCGTCATAGCGCATGCCGGACTCGACCGTCCCAATCGCTTTGATCGCGACCGCTTTGGCTTTAGCGTCCCACGCCATAACGGTACCTACCTTTCCCTATGTGTGTGCTTAGATGATGGACCAGGTGCCGGAGACCTGGACCCTGCCGGTGAAGCCCGTCCATGACTGAATGTGCTGGTTGGCATGCACCTGCGTGACGATCGGCGTCCGCCCGTCGGCGCCGCCCGTCGCCTGCAGGTTCACCGAGCACCGCGGCGCCGCCCACTCGGGAATCATCCCCCAGTCGTGGCCGTCGCCGATCGCCGACCCGCCTGAATCCACGATCCCCGACAGGGACACGATCCCGCCGCTCAACCGCAGCGTGAGCGGCGCGTTCGGTTCGTGGTTGAGGCCCGACAGTCCCACCCTATAGTTGGTGGACACGGGCACTGGCTCATTCCCGTACTGCAGGTAGTTGCCTGCCAGCGTGGCGAACCTCGTGTCACCAGTGGAGTTCAGGTGGATTTCGCCATCCGTGAAATACTTCGAATAGCCCAAGCACCAGAATTCAGTGCCAACGTACTCCGCGCCATAATTACCGCACACCTCCTGCATAGTTCCGAGGCATACCGCGAGGCCGTTTTTGCTTTTAAGCAGTGAATGCAGGTTCGACCAAGCCCACACGGCGGAGAACACGACGACGCGCGCATTCGGGAACGCCCGCTTAGCGTCGCTGATGAGGGAGACGAGGCCGTTGTAGACGTCGTTGTTCGCCATCGCGTCATTCCCGCAGTCCGCGATGATCACGTATTTCACGTCGTTGTTGTTGAAGCTGCCGTCCGCGATCGCCCTGTTCAGCTGCACAGAGAAGTTGTTCGCGCCGTTGACCATACCCGTCCCGCCGACCGCGAAATTCTTCTCTGTGATACCCATTGTGCGACATAGGAGTGTCGGCCATTTACCCTGCACTACGTTAGAGGTACCGACAATAACCGCACACACGTCGGGAGTGGCGGCGTTCTTGAGAATATACCTAGCATCGGACTGTGCCTTCGTGTAGCGGTCGCTCACCTTCGTGAACAGGTCGTCGTAGCATTTCGCCACCTGCTGACTGGCGTCCTGTTTCGCCCTCGTCTCCGCCTCGCTGATCTTCTGGTCGATCTGCGCGACCACTTTGTGGTCGGCGTCGACCGTCGTTTCCGCTGCCTTGATGCGCGTCTCGAACGAGTTGAACTTGGATGTGTCCTCCTGTGCGCGCACGTCCAGCTTGCGCATATCCCCGTTGTAGTCGCCCCTCCACGTGGGTTTGTCAGTATCGATGAACTGGCTGAGGCCCAGCGCCTCCGTCTTGTTAGTGCTCGCCATAATCTGTTCTCCTTAGGTCAGCGAGTAGCGTGGTCGGTCTTGTATTCGGGATCCAGGTCCCACTGGCGCGCCGTCCAGTTCGCCTCGTCTAGTGCCTGAGCCGTCGCCCCGATGTCGTCGGCGCCCTTCGCGAACCTAGCGTGTGTGCGCACATTGTCGTAGAGCACAGCCAGCACTTCTGAGACGGTCCGGTCTGTGCGCCCCCACACAGGGTCAGCGACGATCATGTCTTTCGCTCCGCGCTGCGCTAGGCGCCGGTAGAGTTCGTCGACCGCCCGGGCGATCTTGTCGTCCGTCTCCTTGCGAAGTCTGGCTTCCAGTTCGACCAGGCGCTTGTCGACGTCGTTGGCCAACGTCACGACCTTGTTGACCGTATCGATGATCCGCTTATAATTCTGGATCAGATCCTCCAACACCTCTTGGTAGGTGTAGGCGTCTCTGTGCGCGAACGGCGTGATGTTCGTAAGCGGACTGTTCTGCAAATCGAAGAACGGCACGTTCTCTATAGGCATCCAATAACCTCCTAGTCGTTAAAGCCAATAACCCCAACCGAGCATCGGCCCGAGATCCCAGTACGCGTCGCCACCGACGTAGCTGTCGTTGGACGACCACAGCCCGAAGAACAAGTCATCGAGCTCGGCCAGCACCATCTTGTCCACGTTGAGCAGCGAGGCCCTGTACTCCACAAGCAACGACGCCGCCGACTGTGAACGACCCGTCGAATGCGACATGGCATGCGTCGTCTCATCGCCGTTCGCCTTCGAGGTGCTATTGTTACTGGTCTCGGATGCACCTTCAGTCCTCGCATCCGACTTGGTACCGGACACGGCGTAGTCGCCATACTGGTTGATCGCCGTGTCCGGGTAGCGCATGTCCCGCGAGTCCGAATTGGATAGGCCCGACGCCCTGTTCTTCGTCGTCCCGGATCCTTCCGTCTCGGATTTAGACGAGCGCGTGCCGTCGGAGATGGACGAGACATCCATCGTGGACAGCGGGTCGAACTTGATTCTCGTGGACTCGTACAGCTGGTTGTAGTAGGGCATGATCGTCTCAAGCCGGTGCCTCAGCTGGTGTGCGAACATGGCGGCCGTCTCGTAGGCCGTCTCTCTGAACCAGTAGTGATCTTTGATCAGTTTGTTCAGGTGGGGCCGGTAGGCCTCATCGAAGATCGGGTACGCAGCCAAGCCGAGTTCGGCGTCGCTGTACCTGGCGCACACATCCCGGAGCTCGATCGTGAAGTCAGCCAATGAAACCCTCCCCGATTTCGTTGACGCCGCGCACCTGCTCCCGGCTGTGCCGCCAATGCACAGACACGTTCAGGCCGTAGCGTTCGTTAATGCAGTCCGCAGCCTCCTGCCGGGCGCCGATGGCGACACCGCGGAAGGCGGCCATCTGCCCCTGCAACGCCTCCACCTCGTCATCCACGAGCCGTTCCTTCTTGTCGGGCGGGGCGCATTGGATGCCGAGCATGAGCATCGCCTCGTCCCAAATGTCCTTCTTGACCCGGATCGCGTCTGATACGGCGTTCGGAGGGAGACGGTTGTCCAGTGCTTGGACGGCGCCGGACACGTCCCCGCCCATCGCGTCCTTCACGGTGAACACGACCGGCTGGCCTTCGGCGATCTGACGGTAGAAGTTCTCGCCCGTTAGTTTCTGTTCCTGGCTGAGCGCGAGGATCGTCGGGTAACGCGATGTGAGCGCGTTCACCTGGACGGTGACGGCCGCCTCAGCCAGCTGCGCCGCATAGTAGTTGACGATCCACTGGTCGTTGACCCTGTCCCTGTTCACCCAAATCGGCACGCAGTCCTTGGAGGACACTTCGCGGTTGATGTACCGGTTCCCGGTGACCCGGAACGTCTTCGGGTCACCGTAGACGTCCACGTCGCCGGTGCCGGAGGCGCGCAGCGCGAAGAAGGCGTGCAGGCGGGGTTCTTCGAAGAAGACCGCCAGGCCGTGCCGGTGCAGCACACGTTCCAGGTAGCGCTCATTGACAGTATCAGGCAGGCCATCCCAGACAAACCTGGACTCGGCCAGGCCCCACAGCATGTTCTGATACATCATGAACTCGCCGCCCCGGACTGCCTTCGCCTGGTTGGCCCGGAACCGGCCCGCGTCCGCCTTAGACGGCTCGATACCGCCGCCGACCAGATCGGCGTTCGTCAAGCCCTTCGTACTCACCATTACAGTTGCACCACTTTCTTCGGTCCGTTGTCGAACAAATGCATCTCCGTTATCTCCTTGGGTTCGTCCCACACGGTGACGCCCTTCTCGAAGATCCCCCGGATCGTCTCGGCATGCATCTGCGGCACGGACGGGGCGTCTATCCGGCAGTCCGCCAGCTTCCAATATGTGAAGTGGGACATGAGCGTCAGGTCGTAGGCGGCCATGTCGACGGTCCGGTTGCACCGGTAGCCGTAGCGTGCGAAATGCTCGGCGACCGTTTGGATGGCGCCCCGGTGAGGCGACTTCAAGCGCACATCCACCATCCACCCGGTGGTGGCGAGCATGAACGCGTCGCCGCCGACTTGGCCTGAGATAGATGGCTGGACCATCTTCGTGTCCTGTATCTTCGCCTTCAAGCCAGCCAGGGTGTTCGCGTAATCACCTTTGGCGACCATGTCTGCATATTCTTTGTTCGTGTCCCGGTTGTATGCGGCTTGCGCATTCTGCAACCCGGTGAGCCTCGACGACAGGTTGTTGGTTATCGCCGTCGACTGCGACGCCGTGCTGTTCGCCAGGTCGGTTTGTGCGTCACGGGCGTTGGCATCGATGTTGTAGTTCGAGTTGGCCATGTGGATGCCCATGCCGGTTCCGACCACACCCTTGATGGCGCCGCCGATATCGCCTGACAGCAGGGAGCCGACGGCGCCCATGCCGCCGGAGACGCCCTGCTGGATCATGCTGTTCTGCGTGTGCCCCCACGCGGCGTCGTTGGTGATCGCCGTCGACTGGGTGCGGGCTGCGTTCGCCAGCGCCGTCTGCGCGCCCCTGGCGGTGTTGGATGCCACCATGGACTGGCGGGCCGTCCCAATCGCATAGGAGGCCTGGTCGTAGGCGACCTGATTGCCCTGCAGGGCCTTCTGCTGCGACCAGTCCGCCGACTGGTAGGCGAACGCTATGCTGTGCGCCTGCGACGCCATCGCGTTCAGCCCCGAGTTGTTGGGGATAGAGAACATGGGGAAGTTCGTGAAGAACAGGCTGCCGTCCAGGAACGAGTTGGACAGCGGATTCCCGGTTGCGTTGTCTTCGGAGAGATAGTCGCGCAGCCACACGACCACCCGGGGGCCGGGGGGTGAGAAGTGCTGTAGACGGGACAGCGTGACCTTGCCGCCGTTCGGCAGGTACTCCGGGTGGACGGCCATTGACTGGCCCTGGTAGTTGGTGAGTTCGATGAACAGGTAGGGCGCGGTAGCGAGCTTCGTGTAGTTGCGCTGCCAGTCGGCGAGTCTCGCCTTATCGAGCAACTCCAAAGCGCCGCCGGCGAAGAACGTCTGGTCGCGGCCCCACATGATGTCGCCCTCGTGGCCGGCCTTGCGGGAGCGGATGATCTTGATATTGTTCGGGTCGACGCCCTGCCGGTACTTGTCGTGGACGTTGTCAGTGTTGTGGGAACCAAGAACCCGGTCGAACATATCGTCTGGCGTTGGCAGCACCATGATCATCTGGACACCTTGCGCGACCCACGGGAAGGGCGACATGGCAGTGGCGAAGAACTCGAAGGTGCCGATGTCGCGGACGAGGATGATGTCGCAGCCGTTGGGCAGGCCTTCGAAGGCGGAGCCTTTCGCAGTCTTCAAGCTGGGGTTGGACGTATCGCCCGGGTCGGAGGAGAAGTCGGTGGAGGTGACGAGCATGACGCAGCACTGGGCGAGGGTGGCGACCGTGTAGCGTTCGCTGTAGCGAACCATATAGTCGGATCCAAGGTCGAGTCCCTCAGCCTCCCGAAGAACGTCGTGCTGACGCCCTCGCCAGGTGGCAGCCACCGGCAGGTGGCCTTGGACGACGAAGGCGTTGCGCAGTCGGACGTTGCCGCAGTAGGTTGTCCACACGTCCAACTGAACGGAGAGCATGGTGGCGTCGGGCGCGACCCGGACGACGTCTTGGATGAAATAGTAGAAGACCGTGGGCTGCTCTTTGTCAGGGTGAAGCTTGGATATCTTCGGGTTGACGACCTGAACGTAGTTGTATTTGACGCACACCGAGAAGGGTTCGTCGAGGACGACTTGGGAGCCGTAGTCGATGGTCTGGGCGTTGCGCAGCGTCAGGTGGTGTGCGTCGGGGCGGTCGATATATTCGGCCCGGTGGGCGTAGTCCCGCCATTTGACGATGTCGCGGTAGGTAGAGTCCCATGCCACCGTGGTTAGTGTGACTTCGGCTCCTGCAGCCCATTCACTAATGCTCGGCATGTTCGCTCCCTACCTGTAGTCTGTTCGTTCGCTTATATGTGGAAGGGCGCTGGGGGGAAAGGAAGAAAACCCAGCGCCCTTCCACTGGCAGCTAGCCGTTACTTGACAGTGACGACGTAGGGGCCGTAGGAGACGCCGTCGGCTCCGGTGACGGTGACGGTCACCTTGTAGGCGCCGTTCTCACCGTTGGCAGTTTCGACTGTGTAATCGAGCATCCGCCCGTGCGGGAACGTGTTGTTCTGCACGTTGTTGATCAGTTCGTCCTTCTTAGCCCGCGTGACGGTGTATTCCTTGGTTTCGGGTGTGAACGACGTGCCGATCGCCCTTCCGAGCACCGTGAGACCGGTGATGGACGACTTCAGGTCGGGCCAGGAAGGGACGTCTGCTCCGGCCTTGACGGCGAAGGCGCCTTCGGCGGTGACGCCGTCGCATGCCGCCTTGATCTTGACCGGGCCCTTTTCGAGGCGCCCGACGTAGAGGATGCCGGCGTCGGAGATGGACGTGTGGTTGTCCGTGGACGAGACGATCGTCCATTCGAGGGCCGGGTTGATGCCGCCGCCGGTGACGGACTGGGGGCGCACCCGGTAGTTGCCGCCCTTCTCAAGCTGGGCCGGCGTGTTGCCGTCGGCGTCGAGGCATTCGAGGGTGCCGATCGCGGTGACGGGCGGCAGGATTTCGATGACTTCGTCGTCGGCGCCGGTCCACAGCATGGCGGTGGGGGCGAAGCGAGAGCACGAAATCGTCTGGTGATGGTGGAAGAACACGTTGTAGGTGTTCGGGTCGGTGGGCACGTCGATGGACGTAGTCTCCATGATGTGGTCGTAGACCTGGAAGAAGTCCTTGTCCACGACTGCCGCCTGGAAACCCTTCCCGGGGGAGGCGGACTGCGGGATTTCGATGACCCGGTACTGGACGTCGGCCTTATCGATGTTGAACGCCCATGCGAGCGCCTCCACGTCCAGGGCCGCCTTGACGGCGGGCGTGGTGAGGAGGATCATATCGTCGGGCGTGGAGTGGACGGGCATCCGCGCCGGGTTGTAGGCGGTGGACTTGAACCGCATCTCGCCGGCGATGGCGCGCAGCTTGCGGAGAAGCTCTTTGGCGTCGTCGGTGGTGGAGCGTGTATGGGCCACGTCGGGGACGTGCGCATGGTAGAAGCCGCCGCGGTCCTCGTACTCGCGGAGCAGGTTAGCCATGAGCAAGAACTCGTCCACCTGGTCGGACTCGTAGGGGGCGTTCAGCTGGCGGTCGATGAGCTCGGCGACGTCGCCGCCGTTGAGGAACGCGGACTGGATCAGCCGCTTCTCCACAGAGACCTTGTAGCGGTCGCGGCGGTTGCGCGTATGGAAGGCGGTTTCGACGCGGAAGTCTTCCCTGCCGAAGATCGCCTTGGCGTCGACGTCGTCGTTAGGGTCATAGGCGACGGCGTTGATGAGGCCGGTCTGTATCTCTTCGACGCCGTTCCCGAATTCGACCATGCCCTTCTTGAATTCGGCGAGCGGGTTGGACCACGACCGGTTCTTAGCGAAGACGGGGACGACCTGGTTGAGTAACGACTGGCAGATAGGGTTCCACAGGTCGCGGTGCTGGCTGAGATAGTCCAGGGTGCGGTCGATACCGGCCTGGGTCGGGGAGGGGATGCGCTTCTTGTACCCCATGGAGGCAGCGTTGATGGACACCTGAAGAAGCTGTTCGTTGGTTGTCCCGGGGCGCAGTCCCTTGAAAGCGGATGCCATTGCTCAGTAAGTCCTTTCGTCAGGCGAGGAGATCTTCGATTTGAAGGTCTTCCGGCTCTATGTCATCGTCGGCGACATCATCGGCGGCCTCATCCAGGGCGTCCTCGGTGATGATGGCTCGCAGTTCTTTGCATTCGTCTAGCGCCTGGACGGCCAGGGTGCGGACTTCGTCAATGAGCGCCGCCAGGTCGGCCTGGACGTCTTCTTCAGTCGCTTCCACGGGCGTCTGGTCTTCGGCGTCTGTATCAGTGGTCTGTTCGTCTGCCACTCGGTTCTCCTCACATGTTGTGCAGCGGGGCTACCGCCGTCTTGGTCGAAGGGTTGTCAAATCCATCCGGGGCCGGCGGGTGTCAGCCCGTGACGCCCGGCCGCGGTCTCCGCCACAACAGGATGGCGCCCCGCCTGAGACATAGTATATCACACTCGGATGTGGCATGGCGGAAAGCATAAAGAGGCCCCGCTTTCCAGTTGGACGGCGGAGCTCTCCTTTGTTCGATTATAGAAGCGGCTAACAAGGGGCCAGGGCGAGGCGGCGAGCCTTCACCTCTTCCTCATCGCCCGGCATACAGGCCATCACCGCAGCTGCGACGCGGAGCTCCGTCTCAGCCCTCAGGTCTTCCTTGTACGCCGCAGCGTCCGCAGAGACGGACCACTCGCCGCGTGCCTTGACCGGAACGTCGCCCGGATACAAGGTCTGCCTGACGCGGTATGCCACGTAAACGGGAATGAGGGAGTCGGGACCGGGCACGTAGGTCAGGGACGGGAGATGGCTGCGCTCGTCCAGAGTGCAGAGGGGGATGCGGTCCCACCGCCCCGCTTGCAGGAACGACGGCGCCCTGTAGCCGGCGAGACGCAGGTTCGCGTATTCTTCGACAGTTGTAGTCTCGCCGTCCGTCGTCTCATACCGTTCGACGACGGCGTAGCGGCGCAGGCCCAGATAGCGCACAGTGGCGTTGCGTTCGCGCAGCGTCCACTGTCCTAGGTCGTCGTCGCGGCCACCGACGGGTACGCCGTCTAGGCGCACATCGGAAGAGCGGACGCCGATGAGGTGGATGGAGTCCGTGTCAAAGTAGACGACATGCCCCTTATAGCGGCGTAGGGCGTCCGTCAGGATCGCACGGCCGTAGGCGACGATGAACACTTGGTGGAGGAAGAGCGAGCCAGGCTCGTGGTCCGTATACCCGATCGTTTCGACGTCGAAGCCGTAGCCGTCCTGATAGACAGCCTTTTCTTTGTGCTTACGATATCGCATCGCCAAAGAACCGAAGAAGGAGTTCATCTTCTTTTTATAGAACTCTTTGACGATGCCTTCGCTGTTTTTCTTGTCACGGTACCAGGCGTCTACACATTCCTTGTAGAGGCCGGAGACAGAGTCGAAGACGATGGCAACCTGCACGTCAGCGTCTTTGACGTTAAGAACATCACCGTATGTGTAGTACAGCGTCTCACTATACGTGTGGCGGTAGTCGACGCTGGTTACCCACTGGGACGAACCGTCAGGCAGGAGGACGTTGGCTAGCCACAGACCATCGTCGGGCAGGTCGCTCAACGTGTCGACCGCGTAGTCGTAAACGCCGAAGCCGGTAGGCAGGGGCATGCACGAAGCGATGGCGGGGTAGAGGGATGACACATCCCATATATCGACGCCTTCCACGTCGCCCGCGTCGCGGAGAACGCCGCACAGGCCACCAGTTCCGTCTAGTTGCCCGTCGAAGTCGGTGCCGAACAGGCTCGGGTGCACGCCCATCTCGTCTTTCACGTAGTCGGCGAACTCGGCTTGGGCTATCGCCATCGGCGCGAAAGCATCGAGGGCGCTGAGACGGGTGCCATCGAGAATGCCGCACACCCACTCGGTTTCGTCGTCCAGGCCGGCGGGCGGCGTCTGCGGGGGAGCGGCGATGTAGTCGCGTAATGAACGCACGGTCGTCTTGTACCGGGCGCCCTTCGCGTAGAGCCGAGCGGGATATTTGAATGTCGTGAAGCCCGGCTTCGTTACAGTGAGCTCGGCGTTCTCGTCTTCGATGAGGCCCAGTAGGTGTGCGACGGCGGCGATCCGGTAGACGACAGGCTGGCCTTCCCACACCCACACCCGCCGATAGCGGGCGAGAGCGGGGAGGAGCGTGTCCACGCCCGTGTCGGCGTCTACGACGCCACTGCACGAGCGGATGAACCAGTCGTCCGTCTCTAGGTCATAGGCGAGGGCTGCGACGTCACTTGGGTCGATTCGCATCCGCTTTAGCGTAGGCGTGTATGATAGCCCGAACGGGTTCTGACGCCGTCCCATACTTCTGCGACCCTCCCTCCAACGTCAACTGTGAGAAGTCGTGCTTCTTCTCGTACTCATAGGCATCCCTTATACGCTCCACGATGTTGGAGTGCTTGGCGAGGGAGACGAGCGCCTTCTTGCTGAGACCTTGAAGGTCCCGGATGAGGCGCGGGTCCAAAACGGAACTGTCGCTGATCATCTTGGTCAACATCCCCATGTGCTTGTTGTACTGAGCGTCCAGGTAGCCGGTGGCCACTCGTTTCTTGGCGTCGGCCTTCTCGGCGAAGGTGGACGCCTTTCCGAACCTGAGCGCTTCCCGCTGTAGACGGGACAGCTTCTTCAAGTCACTACGGGAGTGGACGATGTCACCGTAGACCTTCTGGGCATTTCGGTAAATGCGCTCCTCGAAGCCTTTCCGGACGCGGGCGTTGTAGTCGGAGACGCGCTCGCCCGTATCGAGGTGCTCGAAATGGCCGAAGGCTTTGTCTATGTCGCCCTGCAAGCGATCCAATCGACGCTGTTGACGGAGGAAGTCGTCTATTCGGTAGGAGGATACGATTTCCTTCTTGGCTGTCAGATAGTACTGGTTGCCGCGGAGGTTGAAGCGCTTGACGCGGTCAATGTATGAGACGAGTTGTTTATTGGACATGGTGCGTAGCTGTGCGTTGGTGCCGACCAGAGGATCGAACTCGCTGTTCGCGAGTTCGACGCCTCGCTTACGATGTGTGCGCATCTTACCCATCGCCGTCTTGCGCAGACGCGCGGCTTCGGCGAGAAGCTCATGCCGTTTCACGGTAAACCTCTACCTGTCTGTACAGAAGCGGGGATTTGAACGATATGACTACGGACCCATTAGCCCGAAAGGGCTGCCACGAAGGGTCCAATCCACCGCGCGCTTTGTTGAAGAGACTGTGGACGCGCCACTCTGCGTCGCTGAGGCCAGCCCATTCCCTGGCCTGTTTAGTCCGAAGGAGGCCGCACACAGCCCACGAACCGTAGCACAGACGGGACAGGTGGGTCGTTTTCACGTCGATGTCTGCTGCCAAGTTGGGCACATACGCACAGCCGTGTCTGTCTTCGACGAAGTCGACGTAGGGGCAATGGCTGATTTCGACGTACAGGGGAATGAGGCTCAGGCTTTCGTCGGCGCCTAGCGACCGACAGGCGACGTCCGACAGCCTGTAGAAGACGCCGGGTTCGAGTCTCTTGACGCTGACATCGTGTACAAACGTGGGGAGGGTCAGCGAGTAAGGCGTGAGGTCGTGTGGAAGGTGAGGCTCCCATTTAGTGATGGGGCATTCACGGGTGTAGCAGGCATACACGTAGGAGGTCGTCTCACATGTTTTCGAAGTGACTTGGACGCTGCGCAGGTCCGTTTCGAGTTTGATCATTATCAGTCTCCTTCCCTAGCGTCCCGCTGTGCCCTCTTAACAGAGAGTGCGCGACGGACAGGACTGACGAAGTCGGTTCTGTCTGCGCCGAAAGCGTTCCTGATGACTCGGGTAGGTGCGATGTCGTATTCCAGGGCGATATCAGCCAGGTCCGATGCGAGTTTTTCCCTGTTTTCGCTACACTGTTGCGTGTAGTTGTTGGCTATGTCAACACGACGCTGCACATACAGGCTATGCGCGTACCGTGCAGCTTTGATATCAGGGTTAATGTCGATAGTCATTTCTTGTTGTCCTTTCCTTTTGTTGGGCCCGTCTCTCGGGCTGTGCTTACAGTATATCACATCCGTGTAGTGGCACCACAAGGAATTTTGTGGAAAAGGTCACACTAAAAGCTATTGACAGGATATATGTTTCAGGGTAGTATTAAAGCATAAGGTCAAAGAGAGAAAGGAACTGACCATGAACGTCCAGTACTACGAAGAACTGAACGGCTACTACTCAGACGAACTCGCAGAAATCCTCGAAGACTTCGAGGGGTGAGGCGGAGTGTGGGGGGCTGGCGCCCCCCACATGCCCTAAATCGTCACGAGAAGGGCCCTAGGAGCCGCGCAGAGAGCGCGGCGGTA